GAACTACGAAACACACAACAAGACCGCCATTTCAACTGACGGCTCATCACTTCGCGGCGAGGTAATTGCCACATACAAAGAGCTAACAGATTTGTTTGGCGCTCCAACATCCGGCGACGGGAATAAGGTGGAGGCACACTGGGCTGTCAAATTCTCTGACGGCACGGTGGCGACTGTCTATAACTGGAAAGATGGCAAGTCATACCTTGGCGAGCAAGGCAAGGAGGTCAAGGACATTACCGAGTGGCACATCGGAGGCTACGGCCCAAGCGCACCCATACTGGTGCAACTCACGCTGGAGTTGATGCGTGAGGCAAAGCCCAAGCACAAGATGGAAGAGGCGTTCTCGTCAGCCTTCGACATGATGGATAGCATCAAGGCGAACAAGGGTAGGGAGTACGCTCACCTTGTAGAGGTTGCCATGCTCACAATCAAGCGCAGAGAGATGATCGAACTGCTGATCGACATGGTGCAACAGACTACTGATATGCCCGATTCTGTCAAAGAGTTGATGCTGGAGGCAGACACAGCGTTCGCCGTCAAGACTATCTCTGCCGCCTGTCAAGCATCCAAGCTTGACTTCAATGCACAAGAGCCAGCAGATGAACTCATGGGGTGGGCAGAGCGCATGATTAAGGCAGAGGTTGGTGGGGTCAAGGAACTGCTCAAGGATAAAAAGAAATGATCGACGTTCAGATTGATCGGGGTCACGTCTCGTTGACTGTTGCCGCCAATCTGTTGGGAGTCTCGCGTCAGCGTGTGCATCAGCTTCTCAAGGCTGGTCGCATCGCTGATGCGTTCCTCATGGACTGCGGGGATGGTCGTGAAATATGGTGCATACCACGCAACTCACTGCACAAAAAGGAAAAGAAATGTACGACGCAATCGGTGTGATATTCCTTCTGTTTGTTGGCGGCCTGTCTGTCGTCGTCATCGGCGCACTGGCTATATGGATAGCAGACACAACCTACCAGCGAAGGATCAGGAATGACAAGCAGTCTCAACAGAAAGCGACAGATCATGGTGGTGCAGGATGAATCCGCCCAGCAACAAGGGCAAGAAGATCATCAAGATCAATGCCATATCCCAAGCGCAACTCATCAAGGCCATGCTGGATGGGGTCTACTCCTGTATGGAACTGGCAGAGGTGACGGGTCTGCACTATGTAACTGTCCTCCAGTACACCCGTGAACTTCATGCGGCTGGTGCGGCACACATCTGTATGTGGGAGAAGGATGTCTACGGTCGGGACGCTATCAAGGTTTACAAGATAGGCGAAGGCAAAGATGCCAAGCGAGAGAAGCTGTCAGCGGCACAGCGTCAGGCTCGGTGTCGCTCCAAGAAAAGTAACATTGAAATGAATCAAAGGATGGCGGCATGACAGACAGTCCTTGCATAGCTGTGTGTACTACCCTGTATGACGAGGTATGCAAGGGGTGTGGTCGTACATACATCGAGGTCGCACAGTGGAACGCCATGACAGAAGAACAGAAGCTGGTGATCTGGTGTCGGATAGATTTGGAGGGGACAGCATGGAGATATAACATCTACAAGGATAGGGCTAAAGAACAATGAATCAGATCGAACAGATCAGGACGTTCTTCGGTAGACTTCGCGGCGAACACGCCGAGCGGAGAACGGAGGTAACGGAGTCAGTGGCATGGAGATGCACAGCGTGTGGTCTCGTCATGCTGAACTATCGACAAAGCAAACAACATCAATGCAAAGGAAATGAAAATGGAAGAGAAGTACCTAGTCAAAAAGAATAGCTTGCAACACAAGATTCTTGCCTGTCTCGCATTCAACGGGACGATGGCGGCATCACAGATCAAGGCATCAATCTCTACTGGTGATTCTGTTGCCAAGGTTGAGGACGCTCTGCACAATCAGCTTCTTCACGCTGGTCTGGTCATGCGCCATGAGATGACGTGGACTCTGACCAATGCTGGCCTAGACATAAAGATCATGCTCGGCGGGCTGGATGACGTGAAGCCTCTGCGTAGAGGTACTGTGCAAGCAAGACAGAATGATCTGTTTGCAAGGGGCAATTACGACGGGGCAGAGTTGAAAGATACCTGCATGAGGAGAGGTGCTTATGATGCCTTCAATCTGCCATCACTCAGTTTCACCGGACGCACTTACAGAAAGGAAGCAATCGTATGACAAGCAAAGAAGAGAACCTGCAACTTCGCATTGACAAACTCTGCGAAGAGTTCCGCGCCTCACGCGACATGACTATGGTCATGATGTCCCGCGATGAGTATCAGCAACTCATCCGAACAGTCGTCACTCGATCTGTTCAGGCCGGGTGGGAGGAGGGTATGGAGGATGCCAAGTACGTTAAGTCCGTGTCAAAGACTTAACTCGAATCCTCCATCCCCAAACATCCGAACGTGTAATCTTTCTATGGCTCGTACCTGCAACGGCATCCACGCACGAAGGACTGCGTTACGCCAGTTGCAGACTTGCCTGTAACTCACACCCCTCTCCTCTGCAATCTTCCTGATGCTTGGGCGCTTGGTCGCCCAGTGCATTAGGATGATCTGCAACTCACGGTTGCTTGGCACTGTGCCGCTTACATTCGGCATCAGATATTCAGCAAGCCCACGGACTGCATCCGTTCGCGCCTTGCCCCTGCCATACATAGACAGCACCGAATCCCTCTCCATAGGCAACAGCCGACCAATCATCGAATGAATCATTGCCGCCTGTGCGTGAAGATCTGTCGGAGATAGATCGTCAAGGCTCGTCCCTCGCGTACCAGTCAGGTCTGTCCGACTGTACTCGTCGCGCTCGCTCACGTTGAACGAGAACTTAATCGCCTGTTCGACAGAGTGAAACCTCATATCCAATCCTTGTCTTCTGTTATCTCTACCCGGAGTCCGCCATTGGCTACCGGGACACCCAGCCTAATGGACAGAAACGTGATCTGTCTGTCGTTCTCATACGAAATACCTTGCAGCGCATCAAGCACAACCTTCTGTGCGTTATCTATATCTATGCGCCTCACGCCCAATCCCCAAAGTCTGTCTTTCTTCTCTCGCTTATCTGCGTCCTGTGGCCTCGGCGGGTGCAGTGTCATCATCACCATCACCGGCGTTGTGTGCATCTTCGCGTGACTCGCCTTCGCTATCCAGCCCACCTCATCCTTGTACGCATTGGCCGCGCTACTCCTGACCATACGCCCACGGAAGTTGCGCCAGTAGACATTGGTGCTGATCGGATAAGGCAACATCATGTGCCGCTCTCCTTCTTCGGTCGCCCAGCGTGTCTGGCTCTGCGAACTGCGACCGTTTCAATAATCTTCGACAGAATATCTGGGCTTGGCAGGGAGACCACCGCACCTGACATCCCCATCACCGCCTTCTCCCATCTCTGCACTCGGCTCTGGTTGCCCATGTCCAGCAGAGGAACGCCAATCAGTGTGCCGCTACTCTCGGATTTAATGAAGACAGTTTCCGGGTGCTGACATTTCCCGGCAGCAATCTGTTCGTCCCGGTACTTCGGCGTGCAATCTTTGCAGTGCTCAACAGTTACGCCGTCTCGTCTGTCTGGTGCGCTGCAAAAGATATAGGCGACGACGTACTGCATCCACTTCTGTTGGCTCTCGTAGCACGTCGGCTTCTCTCGCGCAGCCGCCCCGCCAGTAACGTATTTGTCGAACGCCTGAACTACGAAGTCAGGCTCATGCGTCGGGCAATAGCCAAACAATCCAGCCGCGCTCCCGCACCCATCACCCAAACATCTGCCTCTCTTATTTTCCAAGGACGAGCACTCCTTCGCGGATGGCCTGCAACAAAGTCAAGCAGGCGTGCTCCAACTGTGATCCGTTCTGTTCTTCCCATGCAGTCACGTCATGGTGCAAGATGTCATGGCACGTCCGACAGATTGGAATCACCCACCAGTCGGGGACTTTCGTACCCATACCCTTAAACCCAGCACCGTGCGGATGATGCGGGTCGTCTGCTGGTGCATTGCAACTCACGCATCGAAGCTGCTTCACCCATCGGGTGTACGCCTGACACTCCATGCGCTCAACGTACCCATTGGACAGAGCCTGCTTGAACGACAGATACGGCGGGATGACTTTCATGCTGGCCGAATGTCCAGTGGGTCTACTGCGGGTTCGTCCTGCTCGAACTCAATCAGCATATCAAGGTAGTGGCGAGCCTTCTTCAAGTCCTCGATGCCGCCCTTCGATCTCCAGCGGGAGATGTACTTAATGGCATTCCCCTCCATGAAACCGATGTTGTTCTTCATGATGAACTCGATGGGCTGAATAGCCATCTCTTTGTAGTGGCTGCCGCCAACCTGAATGTCAAGACTGCTCATTGTCGAGATCCCTGTTGATTCTGTTTCTTTTGTATGCGTGAATTTTTTCGTCAGACTTGGAACTGATGCCAAGGATTGTTCCGTGGTACGGGTTCTGTCTTTGCAACTTAACGACTGCGATGCTGGTGTTCAGGCTGATCTTCGCGTTGTGCTTTATGCGTTTGAAGGGGTCGCCGCCACTCTTGGCGTGTTCCTCGTCAGTGAACTGCTTCCAGTTGAATGCGTTAACTGTCATGCCCCATATCCCTTTCGTTCAATCCTCTCGTTTGCCTGAGTGGTCTGCCACACCGCAACTCCCAGCTTCAAGATCTCCATCTCCCACTTCAGCTTCTCCGAATTCTCTGTCGCCGTTCTCAGATCCAACAGATTCTGAAGATATCTGGCATCTGCTCTGGCTTCTCTGTCCTGCGCGGCAGCAGTCTTGAATCCAAGCACCTCGTATTCTTTCATGAGGATGGCAAGCAGAGACTCCCTATATTTTTCAAGGTAGTTCTTCTGCGCCTGAGCCTCAGAGAAGAGTCCGGCCTTGTCTCGCATCTCAGCGAGTCTTGCTTCTGCCTTTTCGTACATTGATTACCTCCTTTGCTGGTTTGAAGTCTGGTGGGATTACCCAAAAACTTTTCGGCTCAGACTTCTTTCCGATCTCTTTGCCTGTTGCTAGATCTTTTGCCCAGATCAACTTCGATCCGGGGAACTTCGCGTTGATCTCGTCCATAAGTTTCGCAACCTCTGGCATAGCCTCTCTGTTTTTCCTGCGCTGCTCAGCAAGAATCTGTTCTTTGATATCTGCTTCGTCTTTCATTTTCCAAAGGTCTCCTGCATTTTTTGAAGGGCAGCCTGTATGGCTATGTCTTTGATTGTCTTCAATTCTTTGATCTCTTTGCACAGACGCTCAAGTTCCGATCCAGACTTCGGCACTCCGAAGTCCATCACATACCGAGAGGCTTGAGCCAATGCCATATTCCTGATCTCCTCCACCCTAATCGAGGTGGACATTGTTTGACTCATCTCCAAATCAAAAGACAGTTGCTTCACTGCGTCTTTGTATGTGCGAAGCTCTGCTTCCAGATTTGCTATTCGAGACTCTGGTCGAGATGTTAGTTTCTTGGTCATGTCTTTGATCGCATCAACAATGGCTTCCTCTGGACTCCAATGTGTCATCAGCTCGAAGCTGGAAAAGCTCATTGAGATTTTTTCTGTTCCAGTATGTGCATGGATATACGTTACGTCACTACTGATGTCGCGCTCTATGCGAACTTCAACGTGCTGCTTTTTCGCCTCATGAATCGCCAAGTGAATTAAGTCGTCCGGCATCTTGCTCACATCGCCACCTCTTCTGGTCTCATGTACCGTTCGTAGTTGTAGATCATGGGCTGGTCTGCGTACTGTGAATACGAACAGGCTCCGGGTAGATAGAACAATCCAACCTTACCCTCCCAGTCTCCATGTCTGTTCTTGTCGCAAACCATGATCGCATCTGGCATCGCTTCGTCAACTTCTTTTCCGGCCTGCTTTGCCTGCTCCTTGCGTTTGTTGCGCCAGACAGTGAAGCATTGATCTACCTGATCGACGATAGCTCCGCTACCCTTCGCGTCCATCTTGCCGGGTATCTGCATCTCATCGCCCAGCTTACGGCTGTGGTGAATGATGTGAACGTGGACGTTGAAGTCTTGAGCAAAGGCGCAGACTGCATCGACGAATGACTTCTGTCCGTTGTAGTCATCCTCACCCTTCACTACCTTCATCAGCGAGTCAACCACAAAATGCTGGATGCCCAGCTTCTTCGCGGCATAGCGCATGATCGACAGCATGTGGTTCGGATCTGTCTGTCCCATCTTGTCGTACAGCCACAACCTGCCAGTGGCGTGACTGAGAACGCCATCAACGAATCTAGCTGTTGGGTGTGGCGCGGCGGCGGCTTGCTTGCACATGCGAGCGAGCGTCGCCCGTGGCTTCATCTCAAAGCTGGCAATGCAAACCTTCTGGTTCTGGTGAAGGAAGCCGAGCATGACGTGACTGGTCAAAAGAGATTTGCCGTGTCCATTGATTCCCATCCACAGGCTGACCTCGCCCGGACGGAAGCGGATGTGGTCAAACGTCTTTGGCCAAGGCAAGGTCGCGCCAGTGACCATCTCCTCGCCAGACAACAGTGCGATGGTCTCATCGCGGTATGCCTTGGGTGCAACGATCTTGTCCTTGTCGTGCGGCTCGCTCGCATACTCGGCAAAGTCAATCGTGTCTTCGGAAAAAATCATGTCGTTCATACTGGGCTTTCAATAGAAGTGAAGAATGGCAGTTCGTAGTGATACAGGTTTCTGTATTTGATTTCCTCTGGATGCGTGGGCAAGTCCAGATCAGGGTCGCCCAGAATCTCTGGGGTGTGGGTCATGTGTGCGCCAGCCTTGAGACTGGTGTTCCACAGGTAGAGTGAGCCATGAAAGCCGTCGCTCTTATCCTGATCGCCGACAGATTTGTGCTTGGCGATCTCCAATGCAATGGCCTTAACCCGATCCTTGTGGCATGTGCTGTCGTAGACCAGACAGATCTGGAGATCCATCGCCCACCGCCAGTCGTAGTTCTTTGGGTGAACGTCCGCACTTGGGAAGATCTGCCATGTGCCTTCGGTCAGGTCGCCAATGAGGGAGACCAAGACCATCTCATTCGGCTTGAACTTCATCATCCGCAAGTCCCACAACTTCTCTGTGTCTCCACTGGGTAGCGGCTTCATAACCAACCTCCAGCGACGGGCGAGCTTTCCATCTCAGACTCGTCTTCCCATCTGCGCTGGTTCAGCCATGTGCTTGGGAAGGGGACAAACTGGCCGTTGTCTTTCAGCCAGTCAGTTGACTGCTTCGACCGGTTGACTGCGGCAAGCATCCGCTCAAGGGTTTCGTCATCAGGGGCGATCTTCGTGAACGACCTCAATGCCTCTGCCTTCGCAGTCTTGCGTGGGTAGGCTGACCAAAACTTTTCAAACCCTTCGACAGGAATAGGTTTACTGGTTCTCTGGTTCTTTGGTTTACTGGTTGCATCCTGAAACGGTTCTGATTTCAGTTCTGATTTCAGTTCTGATTTCAGAGTTTTCTTTTCAACCTTGGCCTTGTTTGCTCGTCTGGCTGAGTCAGCCTTGCCGTGGTACTTGGTGATCTCAAAGTCACAACGCTGGTTCGTCCAGCCCGAGTCATCCAGTTGGAAGAACTCATTGAGGACAGCCGTCACCTCGGCCACGTTCTCGGGCATGGCAATCAGTCGAGCCGCCCGTGTTGGGTCAGCAGGGAGTGGCTGCTCTTCGGTGTAGTAGGTGTCGATCAGTCTGCGATAGGCCAGATCTTCAAGCAAGGTCAGATGCCTTGTCTTGGTGAGGTAATCTCGAATGTGGAATTGATACGAAAACATGGAGTCCTTTCTAGCCTTTCTTTTGAAACCCCGAAGGGGCAGGGAACACTGGCCGAAAGGAAGAAACTACCAGTGCTTTCAGTGATCGGAGCGACCAATCACCTACCCTGCGGGGTGGAGTGTCGCGGATCTAAAAAATAAAAGCAACCAATACCTTATTCGTTTACTTGGTCTTTACTGGTATTTGTTGGTCTTGACTATATAATCAAATAAAAAAGTGGGGAAAGCCACAGAATTTTGCTACCATATTCTTGTCACTGCATCAACAAAGGAAGTCCCATGACCGATCAAACAACCCAGAATCCAGACGACTTCATGCGCGTCTGGAACTCCGCATGTACCACCGACCCACGCCATGTAAAGCAATTCAGCCGTGGCGGTGGATTCTCCGGCACAGCCATCAACCACACCTACCAAATCCGCAAGGCGACAGAAATGTGGGGGCCGATGGGTGGCCTCTGGTCTGTCCGCATCATCGAGCAAGGTCTCTTTCCCGGCACTCCCATTGTGGTCGAGGACTTGGAAGAGGAGTGGTCGTTTGTTGACGGTCAGCGCATCCTGATCAAGTCGTCCACCAAAAAGCAAATGGTGGCGCAGGAGTCCATCCACTTTGTCCGCATCGCCCTCAGCTTTCCCCGCTTCGCAAAGAACGACAACGGCGATGATGTCCACATCGGCAACGGCACGGTCGAGCACTTCGGCCAGACCACCTTCGTGGGCAAGAACAAGAACGGCTACTTCACGGACGAGGAAGCCCCAAAGAAATCCTTAACAGATGCTATCGGCAAGGCTCTGTCAATGCTTGGATTCTCGGCTGACATCTACCTCGGCCTGTTTGACGACAACAAGTACGTCAATGATCGCAAGGCAGAGGCGGCCAAGGCTGGCGCGGCCAAGCCAGAGATCAAGGCCAAGATGACTGCTGATCAGGTCGAGGCACTGAAGCGCCGCCTGTCTGAGTGCAAGTCTGTGGACACCCTGCGCGGACAGTTCGCCCTTCTGTCGGACGAGGAGAAGGCTGTAACTGAGGAGTTCTGCAAAGCTTTGGCCAAAGGTCTGGAATGATGGGGCAGGAATTGGCTACGGCATCTGTCGATTCTGCAATCGTCAAGGTTGTTTTGCCATCTGCCTACGAGATCATTGACCAGCTCCTCGATCTAGACGGAAAGCCGATACCAAAGAAGCTGATGGCAGACGCAAAGAAGCTACTGCCTAGCAACTACAAGAACTCGTTCCAGTTTAAGGCGGCATCATGAACCCAAACCAAAAGACAGAGCAATGGCACAAGGACAGGGAAGGGAAGCTGACGGCTTCCGCTTTCGGTCAAGCCGCTGGCCTCGGCCCGGGTTCGCGCCAACAACTGTGGCGGAGGATGATGGGTCTGGAGGAGCCGTTCGTTGGCAACACAGCAACAGATTGGGGTGAACAGAATGAGGCTGCGGCGATTGAGGAATACCGTAATCGGCATCTGGAATCGGGTGATGCCCTCGATCTGGTGGGGTTCGTACCGCATCCGACGATGGCTTGGCTTGGAGGTTCACCCGATTTTCTTGTTGGGGGTGCGGGGTATGGCGAGGTCAAATGCCCGTACTCTCAAACCCTCTACCCCGAAATTCCACCGTACTACATGGCGCAGATTCAGGGCGGGATGCAAATCACGGGGCGAACGTACTGCGACTTCGTGGTATGGACGCCGGAAGTAATGTCTGTCACACGAGTGGACAGATCGGAAGAGTATTGGGACTGGCTGCATCTGCGGCTGGCTGACTTTTGGTGTTGGGTGGTAGCCCAAGTTGAGCCACCAAGAGAAAAGAAATCCCAACCACCAAAGCTCGAAATCAATGCAGCAACTCTTTACAAATTGAAGGATTAAAAATGGCTAACTTAACTGGTGTATTTCGTATCGGACGCAACGCAGAAATTCGTCACACAGCAGGAGGCGACAGTGTTGCCAATCTGTCTCTGGCCTACAACTATGGCAAGAAGGGTGCAGACGGCAGCCGACCATCACAGTGGGTGGATGGCAGTCTGTGGGGAAAACGTGCCGATGCTCTGGCCGAGTATCTGGTGAAGGGTCAACAGATTTTCGCGGTCATCAATGACATCCACGTCGAAGAGTACAAGAAGAACGATGGCTCTACTGGCATCAAACTGACTGGCTCAATCGGTGAGATCGAGTTGGTTGGCGGCAAGACTGGCGGCGAGAGGACAGAGAAGCCAGCAGCCAAGCCTGAGCCAAAGGGCGGCTTTGCCGACATGGACGACGACATCCCCTTCTGACCATGAATCCAATCGTCAAAGTCATGATGGAAAACAAGGAGCAGTTCACGACAGAGTTCATGGACTGGCTCCCGAGCAACCTCCATGTGTGGGACGCATTCGTGGAGGAGGCGATGAAGATTCGCCGCCGTGGGTACAAACACTATTCGGCGAGAACAATCGTCCATGTACTGAGACACCACTCCGCTATCTCTGAGAAGGGTAGCGAGTGGAAGATCAACAACAATCACAGCCCGTATCTGGCGCGATTGTTCGACCTCATGGTTCCAAGCTTTGCTGGGATGTGGGAGTACCGAGAGACAAAGAAAGTGAGCAAGCAATGAGCGAGCAACCTAAATTGACCTATGGTCAAAAAGCATGTGGGGTGAATTTCAATCCTGACGGAAGCCCACAAGCCGCACAAGTCAAGCAGTTGTATGCGAGCCTTGTTGACCTGCTGGACGCAATTCGACAGACAGCAGACAACAGTCCAGAGGTGAAGCGTATGCTGAGCCTCTCAATCACCGATGCCCAAACATCACAAATGTGGGCAGTCAAAGCAATCACATGGAGACACGAATGAAACAGCAACGAATTTATCTAGTAGGTCACGGCCAAACCATGCGTCTGGTTCGTGCCGCTCATCGCTCACAAGCACTGAGCCACGTCGCTAAGTCTTTGATCAACGTCAAGGTCGCCACCCAAGATGAACTGGTTGATGCGCTGAGCCGACAGATCGTAGTAGAGAACGCCACAGATGGCGAGCAAGGAGAGTTAGAC